GCCATAAATGGACCACGTGGTGCGGTGGTAGTCTGTACAATATCTATCCAATTTACGATTGGAAAACCAAAGACGACTGGATCTATCAAGGCAAAAATCCAGGCAAACCATATAACAAACTATACGATCGTATGTATCAGGCCGGTTTGACGATCCACCAAATGAGAATCTGTCAACCATATGGAGATGATCAGCGGAAAGGATTATGGTTATTTCAAATCATTGAGCCCGAGACATGGGGACGTATAGTTGCCCGAGTCAATGGTGCAAATCAAGGTGCTTTGTATGCGCAGGAAATTGGAAATATCCTGGGCGTAAATACTATTACACTTCCTCCTGGTCATAATTGGGAAACATTTGCGATGATGCTTTTAAATAGTATGCCAAAGAAAACATCGGAGCATTTCAAGAATAAAATTGCAGTATTTCTGAAATGGTATCAGGATCGCGGTTATCCTGGCGGAATTCCGGATGATGGACCTCTGGATAAATCTGCTCCGAGTTGGAAACGAATATGCAAATCTCTGTTACGGAATGATTATTGGTGTAAGGGATTATCCTTTACCCAGCATAAATCCAAGGCATATGAAAAATATATCAAACTAATGAAACGCAGGAGACAGGAATGGAAAATAATGATTTAGACTGGACCAAACAACATCCTGTATCTTTTGTACAATGGGTTCCAACCGAACAAATCCACGCCAATGATTACAACCCCAACGCGGTAGCACCTCCGGAAATGGCATTATTGGAGTTGAGTATTATCGAAGATGGATATACCCAACCAATTGTGGTTTGGGAAGTTGAGAAAGACAATTTTGAGGTCGTCGACGGTTTCCACCGACACAGAATTGGCGAGAAACTTGGTCTATCTCACTTACCAGTTGTGATTGTAAATCATGATCGAACGGATAGAAGCGACAGGATTGCTTCAACAATTCGGCATAATCGAGCAAGAGGAAAGCATCAAGTGGGTCCAATGTCCGAGATTGTTCAGGAATTATCCCGACGAAATTGGAGTGATCAAAAAATCGCCAGAGAATTGGGCATGGAGCCCGATGAGGTACTTCGGCTCAAACAAATCTCCGGTCTTGCCGATTTGTTTGCCGACGAAGAATATTCGGAAGCCTGGGAGATAGCATGACCAACAAAGATAAAACCGGCACTGAACGACAACAACGAAGACGCAAAATAGAAAAATTGTGGCTGAAAAATCATGGTTATAAATCATGGGAGAATTTACATACGGATCTCTTGAATGGTAAATTAGTATTAATAAATTTAATTGATAATATGATCAAAATTGGGGATGAAAATCGATGAAATGAAATTATTTCTTTACCGATAACTGTTATTATATGTTTTATCTTGACAAATATAAAAAAATTGTTTATGATGGCAACAGGCTGAGTTGGGGTTGGTGTTTCCCCGCCCTGTCCCCCAGGGTTCCACCCCATACCACCCCGATGAAGCGGTATTTTAATAATATTTTGATGGGGATGGCAATAGCGAAGAGAAAGTTCCTGGCGACAACCAGGTAAGCCATCCCGAGCAATTATTTTGCAGGCCCGATTATGGTTCGGGCCGGTACCGGAGATGAGCGCCCGGCGGTTGAGTTGACCGCCGGGTTTTTTGTTTAACCCTGGATCGTTGATCCAGGCTATAGATTTGAGGAGGCTAAGATGACATCAGAAACTTTAACAGTAATAAGTGCTGCGGTGTTGAGTTTGCTCTTTAGCTACACGCCAGGTTTGAGCGGGAAATGGGGGAACCTGATGCCCGAATTCAAGCGCCTAATCATGTTAGTTTTGTTATTGCTGGTGGCAGGAGTAGTATTCAGCCTCGCATGCAGCGGATGGGGTGCTGATTTTGGTTTGGCTGTCACATGCGATAAAACCGGGGGCATAGGATTGGTGCGAGCATTGGTGTTGGCAGTGATGGCGAACCAATCCACTTATGCGATAACCCCGAAAAAGTAAAATCCCATGGTTGGCGCCGAAGTCTGGAGTTTGCTAGTCCAGATTCCATTAGTTGGAATCTTTGTCTGGTTCGCGCTCCAACAACAGAAAATATACTCGGCATCCCAAAATAGTAGGGATGCCGAGTGGCGGGATTTTCTGCGCGAGGAACGTGAAGCCAATAATACCGCCTTAGGCAGAATAGCTGAAGAAGTCAAATGCTCAAGCACGATATTATCGGCAATGAAAGATGTAATTGTCGCCCACGATCAGCGAGTGCAATTGGCAATTCCGGAAATGAGAGAGATTGTCGAAAAATTGAAAACTACTGGGAAAGCAAGGTCAAGCAAATGATCAAACTCTTATATCCGGTGCCGGTGGGATCCATCATGACGCAAAGTTACGCTCAGCATGTGGAAAATGCGCGGTTGCATGGGTGGTGCAGCCAACCGGGGACATGCCCGAGCGGGATCTATTACTATGGAGGGATCGATTGGGGGATCCCGGTGGGCACGCAGATCCTGGCGGCGATGGCCGGGGCGGCGATCAAGGTGGAGGATCAGGGGTCTAAAGTAGGATATGGGAAGCATATTCGTCTGCAACATGACGGCGGATATATCACGATTTACGGACACTTGAGTATGTTCAATGTGACGTTGGGGAAGGCGGTGAAGGCGGGTGATGTGATCGGATGGTCGGGAAATACAGGCAACTCTTCAGGGCCACACCTGCATTTCGAGCTGAGGAAAAACGGCATGCCGGAGGATCCGGCTCCGTATCTGGTATCGGTATTGGCGGATCAATCAGTTTCGGCGGAACAACCGGTATCCGAGGTGTTTGCAAAAGGGGATCGAATAAGGTTGAAATCAAAATTCGATTACGTGAACATTCGACCGAGACCGGAATATGGTCCTGGTGTGCCGGATTGGGGAGATTTCTTGCCCGGAGACGAAGCGATTGTCGCTCGAACCCAGGATGAGATGGTGTGCATTTTCGAACTGAAGGGGATTGCGCTGTGGGTACATAAGGCGTATGTGGAGAAGATTAGATGATTGATTTTGATAATCTTCAACTGAAGTTCGATCTGGATCTGGATGAGGTGGAGGGCGATCGCGAAGAACGTGCCATCTCATCCCAGGAAGCACGGCAGATCAGCGAGGCGGCACGCCAGGTGTTCGACCAGATGAGATTGGCCGGGAGAGAGGAGATCGGAAAGGACTGGTTCGACGACTATCTGAAGTTAATCGAGCTAGGCTGGCCATGGCGAGTGGCATGCTATATGGCTTGGGATAGCTCGCCGAAAATCAATCGTTGGCCGAAATCGATCAAGGAATTGGCGGAGGATGTTCTGGGATTGAGAAGTCCGAGGGCGATCTTTACCTGGCGGAAAAATTATCCGGCAATCAATATGATCGTGACATTGATGAAGTACACCCCGTTTTATGAATATCGGCGAGATTTGATTAAATCTACATTGAATTCAGCAATAAATGATGGATATAAGGGGTTTAATGATCGGAAATTAATCTATGAGATGTTAGGAGATTATTTGCCGAAGAGCAAGCTGGAGATTGGGAAATCAGTGAAGGGCGATGTCAGCGATAAGAGCGATGACGAACTGAGGAAATATATAATGGATGGGAAGTTCCCACCCCAGCCCTCCTTCGCAAAAAACGCTCAGGATGTTACGCAACCCCCATCTGCAATAGACGCAGATGGAGAGGGAGATATGAAAGAGGAAGAAGATGCTGGCTAATCCATCAATGGTGATGATTAAACCCGAACAAGCCATGGATGAACTGGCGCGGCGGGAACTGGCGCGGCGGCATTTGGTGGATTATAGCGAATATGTGGCGCCGTGGTATAAGGCGGCGCGACACCACCGGCTGGTGGGGGAGATTTTGGAGGAGGTGGAGGCATATATCCGCACCTCGGGCAGAACGGGGATCAGCCGGGTGTTAATCCTGGAACCACCCAGGCATGGGAAGAGCGAGCAAGCGAGTGTGCTGTTTCCGTCGTGGGTGATGGGGAAAAATCCGGACAGCCGGACGATCATCACGGCATACGGTCTAGGATTGGCAGGAAATTTCAGCAAATACTGCCGGAATATCGTGATGAGCAATCGATATCAAGCGGTTTTCGGAGAGCGGGCGACGGTGGATCGACCGGTAGAGATCTCCAGCGATAGTCGGTCTGTGCAGGCGTGGGATCTGGCGGCGCCCAACCGGGGTGGATTGGTGGCGGCAGGGGTGGGTGGTGGAATTACGGGTATGGGGGCACATCTATTGATCGTCGACGATCCGTTCAAGAACCGGGAGGAGGCAGAAAGCGGGACGTTCCGGGATAATGTCTGGGATTGGTGGCAGAGCACGGCATACACCCGGCTGGAAGATCATGGGGTGGTGGTGGGAATGCTGACCCGCTGGCACGGCGATGATTGGGCTGGCAGACTTTTGAAGGCAATGGCGAACACTCCTGGCGCGGATCAGTGGCAGGTAGTGTGCCTGATGGCGCTGTGGGAAAAGCCCGCGACTCAGGATAATTTGGAGGAGTGGCGGTTACAAATGATGCGCGAAGGGGTTTGGGTGGATATAGAAGATCCATTGGGCAGGCAGGATGGTCAGGCGTTGTGGCCGGAAAAATACAACGAAGAGGATTTAACCCATATTAAAGGCAATATCGGCAATTATGAATGGAACGCTCTTTATCAACAAACACCATATAGCAGAGTGGGGAATCTGTTCCAGAAGGCATGGTTCGAGATCGTGGACAACTTTCCTAAAGCCGAAGACGTGGTGGCACGCGGCAGGTTTTGGGATAAAGCGGGATCGAAATCGGGAGGTGGGGATTACACCGCCGGTGTATTGATGAGCATCACTAAAGATGATGTGGTTTATGTGGAGCATCTTTATTTCGAGCGAGGAACACCGGGGAAACGTGAGGAAGCGATCTTGCGGATCGCAAAACAAGACGCGGAGAGAAAAGGACCTAGATGTATGATCTGGCACCAGCAGGACCCGGGCACGAGCGGACTGGACAGCGCGCAGATGACAAACATGAACCTGGCCAAGGCCGGTTTTACGGCACATTTCGAATTGGTGACTGGAGATAAGGAAACCCGGGCAGGGTCATGGAGCTCCGCTTGTGAGGCATTAAGGGTGCGATTAGTAAAAGGCGCTTGGAATGACGGTTTTATCGAGAGACACATCGGATTTCCGAAGGTTCGTTTCGATGATGATGTGGACGCGGCGAGCTGGGGCTTTAATATACTGGCAAAAGAAGTGCGTATGAATCCAAACAAGATGGTCGATTTTGCGTGAGGATTATGGGAATAATTGATTCGTTCATTAAACGGATGGGATATACAAAGGCTGGGGCACAGGCTCCAGCATGGCTTTCGGCAATGGCAGATTTTGAGAAATACAACATGCCGGATGGCTCGATATTCGAAAACCAGGCCGATCTGTATCGAAAACTGAGCTGGGTGATGATCGCAGTGCAGATCGTATCGCAATCCTGTGCGGCGGTGAAACTGGCGGTGAAGCATAGGCGTGGAGAAGAAACGGACGATATCACCAACCATCCTTTCGAGCTCAAACTGAACAAACCCAATGAGGAGCAATCCAGGTTCGAGCTGCTGGAGGCGACATTTTCATACCATGCACTGACCGGAAATGCATACTGGTGGCTAAACAAAGCCAGCCAAGAGAGCGAACCAGCAGAAATCTGGTGTTTGCCCAGCCATATGGTCAAGCCGGTGCCAGATAGCAAATTGGGATTGAAAGGTTATGTGTACGAAACAGGCATTAATAAAATCCCATTAGAGACCTGGGAAGTGGTACATTTCAAACGCTTCAACCCACGAAATATGTTTATTGGATTATCGCCAATCGAAGCGCTGGCGCTTGTGGCGACCGGCGACCTGGGGATGCAGAAATATAATACGACATTGTTTACCGAATCAAATGCCCAATTGCCCGGGATCCTGGCTTTTGCAGACCCCATCGGGGATCCGGAATGGGAAAAGATCAAGGATGACATAAAAGATAAGTCGCATAAGCGACAATTGATGATGCTGCGAAATGCCGGGAAAGGGGGAGTTGAATGGATTCAGGCGGCACTGAGCAACAAGGACATGGAATTCATCGCAGGTAGGAAAATGAATAAACAGGAGATCTTCGACGCATTTGCTCCGGGTTTGTATGCAATGCTTTCGGAAAATGCGACCGAGGCTAATAGCCGGACGGCAAAAGCGACCTTTGCAGAATTTTGTTTATGGCCGTTGTTGCAGGCAGGTGCGGAAAAGATCACGAATGATGTTCTGCCATCCTATAATGAGGATCTGGTGGCGGTTTTCGACGATGTGCGGAATGCGGACCGATCGCAGAGACTCCAGGAACAACAGGAATATACACGGACGCATATGATCGATGAGGTAAGACAAAAATACTACGGCGAAAAGCCATTGGGAGACGAGAGGGGTACAATGCTGGTGGGACAGATCGCTCCTGCGCCGGTGGGTATGGCTTCGCCGGACCAAACGGCATGGAATCAAAGCAGCGGTCAACCGATCAAGTCTTTATCAGATGATGGAATACAAACGGATCAAACAGTCGAGGACGAGTTGAAGGCGTGGGAGAAGTTTGCCATCGCCAGATTGGGCAAGAAATCGAGACCATTCGAAACGCTGGTTATTTCACTAGCAATTAAAAACGAGATCGAGAATAATTTAAAGAGCGCCAAGACGATCGAGGATATCAAGAATATTTTTGGGCGATATAAGGACAAATCACGGGCAAAAATCGATTATGCACCATTATTGGTCGAGCTCAGATCGGCGGTGGAGGTTTTGAGGGAGGCAGTATGATCCAGATAAAGGGACGAGATATCCCCAATCATATGCGTGTGATTTTCAATGGATCCGACATTACGTGTGTTTCCAGATGTCTTGATTTCTGGACACATGAACCCTCCAGCCTCCTGGAATAAGATCCTCCAAGAATAAAAACCATGGAATCTATAATCATGGATACCATTGCATTTTGTAATATCAAACAATTGATATTTATAACGCTGAATTGAATGAAAGGATTGAATGAGTGCTCGACAATCTAAGAAAGTGCGCAAAGAGGCGCGGAAGCAAATCGAAACCTATATTGCGGATATGTTGAATTGGTCACGTTGGGAACGGATCAAAATGGCATGGAGAATACTAAAAACGCTCAGGCGCGCATAACCGCATTTTCGAAAATTCTGGATACGTGTGATTTCCTTGAGGGTCAAGGGATCAATGATCTGCCGATTAAGCGCCGCGATAAACGCGAGCCAGGTCGTAGGCGCAAGGAGATAATGGAAGATCGGATCTATGCCGCAGTTATGCGTTATTTTCGTGAACAGAAGCGTCAGATCAAAGAAATTCTGGAAACCTGGTATCCAGGACGCAAAGCCGAATTACCGCCTGAGTTAGCATTTTTCGATGCTATTTTCGGGAGCGATAAATTCAAGGCGCAAATGATCAAGTTGTTGGGCGATTCGATCCTGGATGGTATTCTATTGTTTGGAGAAACCCAGAAAATCGGGATCGATTACACGCTGGTCAATGCAGAGGCCATCGATTGGGCACGAAATTATGGTTTCGATCTGGTGAAGGGCATCGATCAAACCAGCAAAGATGTGCTCCAGAAAGTCATTTCATCTTTTGCGGAAACGCCGGGAATGACGATAGGCGATGTAGTAGATAGATTGCCCTACAACGAAGATCGAGCATTGACAATCGCGACCACGGAGATAACCAGGGCGTATGCTGAAGGGAATGCGACCGCAGGACATGAACTGCAAAAACAATTTCCGGATGTGAAGGTTATTGAGATATGGTTCACGAATGAAGATGATCGAGTGTGTGACATTTGCGGACCAGTGGCCGGGGAAGAAGTCGAGCTCGATAAACCGTTTTCAAATGGTTTCAATCGACCGCCAGCGCATGTTAATTGCAGGTGCTGGACGACCACGACAACTGCATTAGGTGTAGCATGACCGATATCCTGAGGATCGAGGTCAAAGGCCTCGACAAAGTGCTTGCGAAATTCAACCAGTTTCCCGACAAGATCAAATCGTATCTTGTTCAAGCTGGCGAACAAGCTGCGGAGAGGGATCTTCTCCCAACCAAAGGACTTAAAACATATCCACCAATGACATCAGCCAACCAACCGCCGACGCCTTATTACATTCGTACCAAAGGTATGCAACATAAAACTTATAATGACGAAAATTCCGAAAATCTAGGAAAACAATGGTATGTAAAATCCGAAGGCATCAATACCAAGATCGGCAACTCCGCCAGTTATGCCAAATGGGTTCATGGCGATGATGACCAGGCGGAAGCGATGGCTTCAATAGGCTGGAAGAAGCTATATGAAACCGCAAAAGAAAAGGTTGGAGCCTTTACCAAGACGTATCAGGCCTGGATCGATAAATTAATCAAGGATTTGGGATTATGACCACCGGCGAACGCGAACGTAAATTCTGGATTGCCGTTCGAGCTGCATTATTGGCTGTTGTTGCTGCAATCGAGGAATACGCAGGAATTGGCAAACATGGTATAAGGTAGTAGCATTATATAATCAATCAACCGTCGCAACCACAATCGGAGGCGGCGGCGATAGACAGGCAAACATTTATGGTGGCTTGTATGCTCGAAAGAGTATGCAGGCCATTTTTGTTAGTGAGGTGAGATATGCCATACCCAAACGAACATTCAGCGAGAGTTAGAGATCCCGGAGATTTCGAGGAAGGAAGTTTTCGATCCAAGACACTTCCAAAATCCGAAGTCGGCAAGGGTGGAGTGCGGATGATCATGGGCCATCTAACAGGCGAAACCACGATGACGGTCCAGGCCTATCGCTTTCCAGCCGATCTATATACCCCCGAAGAAGCGAAGCAGTGGCTGAAAGACAATGAAGTGAAATATATCAGTTTCGAGAAGGCCAAAGAAGCCAATAAAGGCGATCTGGCTTATGAAAGATTAGAAAATCAAGCCAGGAATGCTTTCAGTAATCAATTTCCTCGTCAATCATATCCTCAACCATCGATTGATTACTGGATACTCGAAACTTACGATGATCATGTGATCGTGAATTATGGTCAAGAATATTTTGAAGTATTCTACACGATGGAAGGTGATCAGATTGTTTTCGATACATTCGACAAATGGGTTCCTGTGGAGGAAAAGAAAGAATGGGTCGAAAAGATCGCAACGATAAAGAAACAAATGGCCACTTCATCCATCAAGGCTGTTGGAGATTGGGAGCTCGAGGTATTGGCCGTGCCTTTTGGAAGCAAGGATAATACCGATTCGGATAAACAATGGTTCGATGAAGATACCAATATCCTGCCGGAGCAATGCAATAATCCGGTGGTTACTTATTATCATGGTCTGGATCCGGAGAATAAGCCGCTGGATGAACCTGAAATTGTGGGTAGCGTTATTCCAGACACATTGACCAAGAAATCGGATGGGTGGTGGATAAAAGTCGCGCTCGATAAAGCCAGCGAATATGCAAAGCGCATTTGGGAGGCAGCTCAAAACGGTCTGGCTAAAGCCTCCAGCGGGACCATTGATTACTTGGCTCGTCTCGAAAAAAATGGGAAGAATATTCCTTACAACAAAAAAACCCCCGGTCGGATTGCAGTATGGCCACTGGGTGAACTTGCATTATTCGATACCGGCAAATATAGGCAACCGGCCAATCAGTTTGCGGTTGCATTACCGGTGATGAAAAGTGTTTATGCTCGGGCAGGTAAATCCTTGCCCGATCTACCGGACGACGGCGATCCACAGGCACAGGCTAAAGGCGACGAGCAAAGAGCCAGTGCAGGAGATGCAGGCGATCCGGCCTCAAATATTAACAAGGAGTTAGATATGGAACCACAAGAAATTCAAAAAATGATGGATGAGGCTGTCGCTAAGGCGCTTAAGACACGCGACGATGCCGAAGCCAGGGCCAAAGCCGATGCAAAATCCAAACAGGATGAGATCGACGCAGCCTTGAAGAAACAAAAAGAGGATCTCGAAAAGGAATGGGCGAAGAAAAATCGCTTGATTAATCCTGATGGTGCGCCTTATATTGCCAAATTCGGCAATATCGCCAAATTCGATAACCTGGACCCGGACGACCAGGCCTTTATGGTCGGTGTTTTGGGCGCAGCCAAAGCCAAAGGTCACAGTATAAATGGCGTGA